GGGTTACGAGGCGGCAGAGGTAGCGCATGAGGTCGGTGGGCTTGACCGTTGGATGAAAATTTGTCCTTTCTTGAACACCTCGGTTCCTTGGATTATCCCCGCCAGGGTTGCCCTGTTTGCGGCTTTCGTCCATTTGCTTGGAATGCGATCCGTCAAGCCCCGCATCCCTATCCGCTTTGCTTGCCTTGGCGCAGTAGAAAAAGCGGGCCGAATCTTTGAGCAGGTCGGTGGCTTCCTCGCTTCCATCGTGGATAAAGTTGGCGGGCCAGCGGCCACCTTCCACCCTTCCCCCATCCACATTAATCGCCCCCGTCCCGTGTTGCAGGACATTCTCGGCAACCGTTCCGACCAGCGGCTTGCGGGCCACGGTTATCGGCTCCAACGCAGGCTTGAGGGCAGTCCCCCATCCTTCCCATTCCTTTGCGGCATCGGTGGAAGGGGCGGTGATGTTGATTTGTCTTTGTAAAGAAATGTCCGAACCACGAACAGATGCGATGCCGTTTTGATAACCTCCAGCGGTTCCTTCTTCGCCATTCACTATTTTTTGCCCCACCACCTCCCGCTCGGCTTCAATGCGTTCAACCAACTCATCAACCCAATCGGGAACCTGACCGCACAAAGGCCGCAACTTAGACCAAAGCCTTCGGGTCGGTATTGCGGGCTGACTTTTGGCGGTTAAGTAATGCCCCCCCATGTTGGTTTCTGTTGCTTGGTCAATTTGTTTAGAGGTTAATCCCGTGGTTCTCATCCACTCCGTAAAGCGCAAAAGCCTCCCCACTTCGCCGTTGTTCTTATCAATCGCCTTGCTTACATCCAGCGACTTCGGGAACCCCGACCCGTACACCCACGCAATCATGTCCCGAATCTCAAAGCCTGCATCCTCAATCCTTACCGCCATGCGGTGCTGCGTTCTCGTCCCCGCAAAGGCCAGCAGATGACCCCCAGGCTTCAAGACCCGAAGGCACTCCACCCATACATCAACGCTTGGCACATCGTAGTCCCACTTCTTGCCCATGAAGGACAAGCCATAGGGCGGGTCGGTAACGATTGAATCCACGCTGCAATCGGGCATGGACCGCAACACTTCAAGGCAATCGCCGTGGTGCAGTTGGTGGGTCATCGGTTCGTGACTTGGAGGATGACAACGGTTAACCCCGCAGAGGCGAGGCCGTAAACGGGGGCGAGGACCCATCCGCAGGTGGGCAGCGTCAGGGCCACCGCCACCCAAAAGGTCAGGCAGGTGACGCAGGAAAACGGCTTGTGCCTTCCGAACCAGGTGTGGTAGAACCAACGGGGAAGGACACGGTACTCGGCGATTGCGAGGGCGGTGAGGGAACTAATCAGCAGGGGAAATATCAGCGTGTCCATGGGATTGAATGGCGGCCTTGATTTTGGCCTTGGCTTGGTCTATTGAGTAAATGATGGAGCGGTACGGAATACCCGTGTCCCTTGAAAGTTTCTTCATGTTCCCCGTGCGGAGGTGCAGGCGTAGCAGTTCCTTGTCGTACGGGAACGCCCCGTCCTTGGCCCAAGTGTCCATCTCTGCCTCTGCGATGGCCCAAAGGTCATCCATGAGGGAATCGTACTCGGACTGGGGAATTGGGGAATCGGGGTCCAGTTCTTCGAGCAGGTCGTGGTGGCGGTACTTTTGGGCAAACTGGTTGTTCTTGCCTCGGTACAAGTTGAGCAGGAGGCGCACCACATAGAACTTGAAGTAGCCCTGCGACTGAATTTGCAGAATCTTGGCGGGGTCTTTCTCCAGCAGTATGAGGACGCATTCCTGCTCCAAGTCCCTCCAAAGCGGGTCGCCCCCCGTGATGGTGAGGCACGCTTTGCGGATTTCGCCGCTTCGGTAGAGGTCCAGTATGATGGTGTCTGCTGACTGCATGCACAAAGATTGCAAAAAAAAAGGGTCAGCGGTTAGGCTGACCCCTTGGGTGTTCGGGCGGTTTGGCCCTATTCTTGCTTCGGAAGTTGCAGAGTGTCAGTGATATAAGCCCCTTCAGCGGTCTGCAAATACTCTTGCGCATTGTTGAAAACTTGCCTACGAAGGTAGCGGAGTTGCGGCTTGGCCTTGCAGTCGTTGTGGAAGGATTCCAAGTTTATGATAATCGTGGAGTAGTGGCGGTTGAGTTCCTTGCCTATGGCCATATAGGTAAACAGGTACTCGTTGTAGGCGATGTCGGCCACGATGTTCCGAGCGATGACGCAGGGCCGTTCCCTGCTTGCGGAGCGCACCTGGTCGGGCGTGATGCCGAAAACCATTGCGGTGGTGTCAACTAAATGGTGGATGAGTGCTGGGGTCATGGGTTAAACGATTTCGGGGATGGGCATCCAATAGTTGACTTCGTGAGTGAACCAGGTGTGGTTCTCACTACACCACACATCTTGGCCGTACGGAATCCAAGCAACGATTTGCATTCCTTCCTTGTCAGTAATCAGCACAGGTTCGCCCTCCTTGGGCATTTGGTCTTGGGGTCTTATCCAGGGCATGGGTAAGGGGGTTATTTATCTTACTTATACAAATACAACATCATTCGGGCGTATGTGGTTGGCAAAACTTCACGAATAAACGAGTTATAGGCAAGTGCTAATGACCGCCTGTCCACCATTTATATATCCTGTTTTTACTTATGTCGCTAAATCTTATTATCATGTGAACAGCAAGCAATAAGTTTATTAGTGGCAACCACCAAGTTTCAGGCGCATACCACCATTTTCTTGTGTTCATGCTCCAAACCATGTAGCACCGTGTAATAATAACGCTACTTAAGTAAAAACAAATAATTACTACTCCTAATGTCATTTTCGTTTCAATTACCGCACCAGCCTATAACAGCGGTTTTGCGCCACCGCTGGACAGTTGATGCGCTGTTATTAATTATTATTTAAAGCGGCAGCGCCAAGCCGCAAAACGTTAGGCGTTTTTGGCTTGAAGGATGCGACCGAGCAGGGTCCAATTCACTCTCCACGGAGAAATAGTTTCGGAGCGGTCGGGCTTGCTGCAAGACACGCACTCCTTGCGGATGTGAATCTGCCAGCGACGGAAATCGGTGGGGGTTGGTTTCATGGGTTAGGGGTTGGGGGTTAGACAAATATGCGAGTTATAAGCAATAAAAAATTACCGCTTTACATCTTCAAGGTTGCCGTGGTATTGTTCTGTAATAGAAATTCCAGTTGGGTATTCATCTTCACATCCATCATAGTAAGCCACAATTGTTGCTTTTGTGCCATCACTAAATTGCATTTCTAAAAAACCATCACTATCGTCTCCTATTAACTTCTTTTGTTTTACCGCAACAATTGTTTTTCCAATTAAATCTTCAAATTTCATTTGGATTTGGGGTTAATGGTTTGGAATAATCTATATTTCCCGCATTTTGCGGTTATGTTTTTTACCTGCGGCCCGAAGCCGTTGCTTCGGGATAGCACATACTCGCAAGCATCCCCCTTGGGCCGAACCTCAATCACCTTCCAAGGGCGGTTGTTGGTGCAGGCGGTCAGCAGGAATAGGAGCAGGAAGCGGCGCATGGGTCAAAGATATAAACAACCTACCCACATTCAGCCAACACCCTTTGGAATTCTTCCACGCTTCGGATTATGGCGTACCTGTACCCCGCCTCCTGAACGACCCCCTGCCACCACTTTTGGGATAGGGACTGCTTGCCCTTGTGGTCTTTGAACTCCAAGAACACGGCCCCAGCGGCGGATAGGTATATCATGTCGCTCACCCCCGCTACCACGCCCATGGCCTTCATGACGCTCCCAGCA